ATACCATTCCATCTAGATTTGTGATCTAATTGCCACATTACATTCCTGAGTCCATTTAGTTTGAAATATACATCAGAGCAATTGCTCGCCCTTTCAAAATCTGAAAAAGATAGTCGGAAGCGTATACGCTTCTTAGCCCTTTCTCATTTTCTTGACGGCAAGAGCCGCACTTATATCGCTGAAATACTCAAAGTCAGTAGGACAAGTGTGAATCTGTGGGTATCCAATTACCTTACCAATGGCCTTGAAGGTCTGGAATCCAAAAAGGCAAAAGGTCGAACTTGCTACCTCACAGAACGGCAAAAGCAAACGCTCTGTTCATACATCGAAGAGCATAGCCAGGATAAACATGAAGGAGGTAGGCTTACCGGGGAAAGTATTTTAGCCTATATTGAGCAAACATTTGGCGTTACCTACCATCATAATGCAATCTATAAGCTGTTAAAATCGTTGGGGTTTAGTTGGATAACGAGTCGTTCTCGACATCCTAAACAACAAACAGGCGTCCAGGATGCATATAAAAAACTTCCTACTGGAAACGATCCTTAACACTCCGGGGCATCTCGCCTTGGATCGCATAGATGTTTGGTTCCAGGACGAAGCTCGTTTTGGCCAGCAAAACACGACAACGCGCATTTGGGCCCCAACGGGAAGTCGCCCACGAGTTGTGAAGCAACAGCAATTTGAATATGCACATTTGTTTGGCGCGGTATGTCCAGCTACTGGCGACACCGAAGCGTTCATTTCGCCCTATGTGAGCAAAGACATCATGCGTCAACACCTGATGCAAATCTCACAGAAAACAAAACCGGGGCGCCATGCCGTGGTGGTGATGGATGGTGCTGGTTGGCATACCGATGATATAGCCGATGACTTTGAAAACCTGACAATTATGAAACTGCCACCCTATTCTCCTGAACTGAATCCCATAGAGCAGGTGTGGAGTTGGATACGGCAACATCATTTAGCGAACAGATGCTTCCAGGGATACGAAGATATCGTTGATGCATGTACCACAGCTTGGAACGATTTCGTCGATGACACTAAGCGAATCATGAATATGTGTTCGAGAGACTGGGCATTACTGACCAAATATTAAGATGGAATGGTATAAGAAAGCTCTCACATGGGGGTGAAGAACGGTGCTTCGTAGAAGCATGGCGAATGCCGGTGGCATTCGACAAGTGATGAACGCGAGGCATGGATGGCGAGCTGGTGTAGTGCGGCGGCAGGATTTAAAAAGTATTACAATAGGTTTTAAATCCTGCTTGTTTACGCGTTTCGAGTTGCATGCCGTGTGAAACTAGCCTCAGCTCCACTCAGCAGCTCAACCTTCCAAATAAGTCCCTTTGGGGTGGGAGCATAGAAGATCGTATCTTTCGGTTCAGACGTGTTATCAACCGTCTTATACGGTGCGGAAGGGTAGCTGCCATCTGGATTACGTTTATAGATATTGAATGTTCCGTTCTTCGGGTCAATGTTCACTAATTTCACACCGCCGTCATCTGGTAGTTCTTGTTGATTGATTAAATTCTGCATATCGTGCTCCTATAACTTTATTGCTGTATTTAAGTCTTTGTCTCGGCCCCAGCTACCTATAGTAACTCCGCGTTCGGCGGCCCATGCCCTAATGGCACGTTTTATGGCCGCTGTTAATGCTCCATGACCTATGTAAATGGCCACTCCGGATGTCCCCTCTGATTGTGCAAAGAACTTAAAACTTTGCCCTTCATGGGTAATCCGAAGAATGCGGCCAGTTACGTATTCTTCGACTACGACACCCTGGTGTGTTGTAGTTGAATAAGTCATGTTGAATCTCTTTTTTTGTCTAAACTAAATTACTTTGAGAATCTCGCCACGCACCATTTATATACCAAATAGGCATTTCTAGCGTCTTATCGATTAGCATTTGCCCATCAGTAGGGCTGGCTGGGCGTTCAGCTGTTGTTGAGCTAACAATTGCCTGTGCGGGAAACCATCCTGATGCTCCACTTCCGGAAAATTTCATCCACAGTTGATCAGAGTTTTTTTCTGCACTACCTTGCCGATTGAGAAAAATACTACCAACTGGTGCAATAACACTACCTTCCGGAGAGCCAACACCAGGAATGAACTCAGGCTGATATTCAGAACTTGAGCCTAATTTGATACGCTCAAAGCGGGCAGGGATCTGGCTTTCACTGTAGTAGGTTGATAGCCACTTTCGCTCGACAACAGGGTCAATGACCATATTCCAACCGTCTTTAATGCCAGTAATCGAGATAAAACCATCTACTGCCGCATCGACTTCCAGTTCATTTTCATTCGTGAACATGCTATCCACTTCAATAACATGGTTACGGCCACCTTCTATTTTAATGCCGCCGCCGTGAGCGTTCGTGGTGCATATTTGCGCTTTCACACCGGTTGGGTAGTTGCCGTTACCATCACCGCGTATTGCCATGCCAAAACCGCCTGACTCAGCGGCGTTTGTCCGAAAACTATTAAATCGAACGTTTGTGATGTTACCGACTATAGCCAATAAATCTTTGCCGGTACCCACGGGGGCCTCTTGGCCATGCAGCATAAACCCATGGAAATAGACTCTGCGCATATTATTATTCGTTGCCAGGTTCTCCATTAACAATCCGGTCCCAAATGGCCAAACGACTTTTAATCCATAGAAATCAAGTTGGTTGGTTGCATCGCCGGTACCTGCCGAACCGATGTACATTGCGGGGTTTGTCCGGTCCCCACACATTCTAATTTGCAAGTCATAGAATTCAGATTCACGAATATAACCAACTGTTCTGTCTTCTAAAAAGCCACATGCAAATCCACCTAATGAGCAGTGCTGTACCCAGAAACCGTTTGTGTGAATGTTATCGTTTCTGTCGAAAAACCTAACACCACCCTGCGCAGAGCCTTGGCTTCTATCGCCGACGATTGAAAAATCTTTAAACGTAACGCCGCTAACTTCGTCATTGTAAGTTATCGTGTCATCATCGCGCGTCCAATCTGACACAACGAAACCGGTTTCTTTAAAATCGACTGCCCACCCAGTCATCGTTGCTGCCAACTTGATCACAGATTTTGTTGGCCCGCCACCTTTTACCGTCAGTGCTTTGGTGAACTTACCGATAGGTGCAGTAATGACATATTCTTTTTCTTCGAGATTAATCCCCCGTAAATTGGCTGAGCCCCATGCCCACAACGCCTGCATGGCTTGTGTTGTGGTTTTATCATCTTCATCACCGAATTGAGCCGGTGAGGGTGAATAGATAAAGTTAGTTTCCAGGTACAGACCCGCTGAGCCGACATGCAGAACGCTCCCGCCGTTATCAACAGGTCTTAACCCGGCACTTCCTGCATCTTTTAGTCGGTAGTTAGCCTGTCGCGTTTCGATATACACCAAGTCTCCGACTTCAACATACCCGCCAGTAATTTTTGCTTGCGCATCCGCTCTATTGGTTGCAGTCGCCCCAGGCTTAGAGGTTTGCAATTGTCTGGCTTTGCTTAAGGCGTTGAACATCGTTTCATCAGTAAAACCCTGCATTTTTGTGGCAGGAACATTGCTATCACTGCCGACTGTAATTGTTTGTTGTACTGCCGCCATATTATTTCTCCACTACTAGGATGTTTTCATTATCAGTTATAATTACACGCTCATCATCGGTAATAATTAACGGGAATAATCGTAAGACCGGCTTGTCTCCCAAGTCTGGCACCAGGTCGGGGACAATGCTTTCAACTAAATCTTTAACTATCATTTCGCCACCTATAGTGATTAAAGTTATCTACGATTAAACCCGCATCCACAGGCCATACGCACCCACTGCAAGAGAGTTGCCAGAAACGTTTCGCCAGTTACCTGATTTCGACGGATTGAGATTGGCACCCGACGTGGTGCCGTTATTGGCTACCGATGAAGTACCGTTATTTTGTGCAAATACCAGATTGTCCGTATGATGTAATTGGCTCCACCCATTTGGGGTGTCATCATCAATTGTCTGTACGTGAACCTCATTTACCGGCCCTTGTCTGGCAGCAAAGTGAACTGAGTTATTAACTTCACCATTTGCCCCCCAGGTGTGAATGAAATAGCCACCTGAACCTGGTAGGTTTGTGGATGCATCCGCAGCAAATGAATAGCCGATGGAATCTAATGAGTTCACATCAATAGTCAGGTCTGGTAAATCACTCCCGCCCAGGTTAAATGCTGGTCGCCATTCTGTACCATCCCAATAAATGACATAGCCTAATGTGTGATCTATAAATATCTGGTCGAGTGTTGGCTCTACAGGACGTTCTGCAGTGGTGCCACCTAAGCAAAGTTGAACAGGGAAATAACCAGATTTACCATCACCGGACACCTTCGAGTACATCGAGTCACAGTTTTTATCTGGTGTACCGGTACGGTTTAAAATAACGGAACCAGCAGGCGAGGCCAGTTTAGCGTGCGGGTTCCCTCGAAACGCGTGGATTTCAGGCTGTACTGCCGATTCTAAGCCTACGGCAATCACGTCGAATCGAGCCGGTAGGCCAGGTTCGCTGAGGTAACTACTAACCCATTTACCAATCGCGATTTCATCACCAACGATTTCCCAGTCTTCTTTAATTGCGCCCAGCATTTCTATCGGACCATCAACATCAACGCCGATACTGAGTTCTGAGCCGTCAACAAACAAACCTTTCACGTTGAAACGGTGATTCCGACCACCCAATACCTGAATGCCGCCGCCATAACCGGTTGTAATGTCGATATCAGCAGTAATGGCGGTAGGGTATAGGCCGTTATGCCCCTCAAGGCTAATTGAATACGAGTTAATTTCCGTTGCGTTAATACGTAATCCGTAAAACGAAACTAGGTTAACGCTCCCTTTGATTGTGATTTGATTTCGGCCTTCAAGAAGGCTTCCTTCCTGGCCGTGGACCATACAACCAAAGAAATAAACGCGGCGCAGTGCGATATTGGTATTGTCATTCATGATTACCAGACCTTCACCGTGTGACCAAACCACTTTCAATCCGTAAAAGTTAACCTGATTGGTTGCGTCCCCAGTACCGTCTGACGATAAGATCATTGCTGGGTTGTTTCTATCACCGCACATACGAACCTGCAGATCATAGAATTCGGATTCTCGTATATAGGCTGATGCCCGAATATCTCGAACCCCTATGATTAACCCGCCAGCTGAAAAATGATGGATCCAGACCGAATTAAAATTAACGTTGTCATTTCTGTCTAAAAACAGAATTCCACCCTGAGAAGAGCCATTACCTCTATTGCCCGACAGCGCGAATTCAGAAAAATTAACCCCACTCACTTCGCCGTTAAAATCATATGTTGTCTGGTCCTTGTTCCACCCAGAAACAACGAAGCCGGTTTCTCTAATTCTTATTGTCCACCCAGTAAAAGTAGGAAGTGCCTTGAATAAAGACTGTGTTTTACCGGCACCATAAATACTCACGGGCTTATCAATCAAACCTAACTCAGCGTCATACAGGAACTCTCCCTTCGGTACATGTCCTACACCGGTTTTAACGCTGTACGCTAACCAATTTTGCAATGCAACAGTATCTAAGTTGGCACCATCGCCGTATGCACCAAATTGGTGTGGTGTAGGATCTGTTGGGAACAGCCCTAACAAATAAAACTCGGTACTGCCCACATGGATGATTTCACCGCCATCATGCGCGGGCCGTGCCCCTGAACTAGTTGATTCTTTAACCTGATAGCTATTTCCACCCTTTGGCGCTTCAGTTTGAGCCGCCCATCCGTCACGGTATGCGGTGGTGGAAAACTCGTCACCATCTGAAAGATCGCCATTGTTAACCATTGAAATAGCTTCAGAGACAGATGCCACTTTCCTGGTGGGCGGGGTAACATTTGTTTGCGCCAATAATAAATCTAGTGTTGTTTTGGCCTTTTCGTACACATCCATTAATGCAATAACATTCGATATTGGCGCGATAGTGCACTCCACATTGACCGCATCGGGATAAGGCCAGGGGAATGTAAGCGAAAATTGAGAATTTTCGACATCTACAGCATCAAGGAACACGGCCTGTTGTGTACCAATTTGTACTAAGGAGCCTTTTAGTGCGCCTAGCACTGAATCTGCATTGTTTATTTGGACGACCTGGCTTCCATAAGATGCGGTGACATCTGAGAGTTTGTAGGTGCTCATGACAAGCTCCCGTCTGTTTTAAATACTGAAAGGTTGACGATGCCGCCATCGGCTTGGCCAGTGATGGTTGTCGGGCCTGCGGTGGCCGCAGTGCTGGATATTCTGAACTGAATGCTGGTATCGGTAGTTTTACCCGGCACGATAACCAGGAACGCTGGCATGCTAAAGGTGACAGACATATCAGCTCCTGCCGGTGCTGATGCAGATTGACTCGCGCTATCAACAACCACGCCATCGACCAATACATCAATCACAAATGTGGCGGTGTCAAGGTTGTTAGGTGATATCCAAGTAAGTCTAAGCGGCTCAGATTTTAGGATACGGTCAAACGTTCCACCGACAATTTGCCCAGTAGCAGTGATCGTTAAAAAGACCTGGTGTGTGGTCGATACGGCGTTAGCGGGTTGCGTTACCGTCTTATTGATTGAGCCATACAAACCACCAATGATATTGGCGGCATAGAACGTGCCGTAATTCTTGATAGTATCGTTCACGGCGTCATATTCGACTAACGGATCACCATTACTATCGACAATTTTAAGTCCAGGGCCAGCCAATGTGGCTGCGCCTTTCCTGAACCATTCACCGTCAGGCGTTCTCCATTCATCCGCATTTGCCTTAGTGAGTAAGGCTAAATCCGGCTCACCCAAATCCAAAATCGGAGTGCCACGCCAGTAGCTTAATCCATCAGGACCGAATGGGTTTTCTGAGTCATCAACAATCATTTCATTGGTACCAATCGACACTCTAGCGCCATACCAGATATGTCGACTCAACGTAGCGCTGTATTGATAACCCACGCTGCCATCCTTGCCCGCAAACACCAGGTTATCCATGAACAGTCGTACAGAGCTGACATTGCTGGTGCCATTCTTAATTTCGATACCGGTGAAGCTGTTATAGGTTTCGATACCGAACTGGTACAAACCTTCTAAATCGCCGGTACGGGTCTCCAGCAGCTCAAAGTAGTCATACACTGAAACATAGTTGCCGCCAGGTTGTTCTATCCTTTTCTCATCAAAAGCCCTTACAAAAGCTGCGCCTTCCACCCAATTACCGTTACCATCCTCATAACCAAAGCCCGCATTTAAAAAGTTGGTTAGTGTTATTTCAGAATCGAAAGCAGACATTTGGCTAGTAAGGGTTTGCATATCAAGCTTTACTAAACCCAGGTCTGCATTCAATTCGACAACTGAGCTGGCCAATAACGTATAGTTGCCGCTGTTTTCTGAGTACTCATTACTCGCTTGTTGGAGGTCTGCAGCAATGCTGGCAAACGTATCTTTAATAGAAAACGTGGACTCTGGCAGGATCATATCCGCTATGAGTTCAGGCGTTACCTCATCTGCCGATATCCCCACCAAATTAGGCACAGCAAAAGGCACCCAACCCGGATCAATCAGGTCACCATCAACAATCCGGTACCAAACGTACAATGTGCCATCTGAAGGCGTGTTAGTAACGGTTAAAACCTTATTTAAACCACCTTCAAACGCGTTTTCAAAACTGTCTGAAAAGTAATATTTCCACTCGTAGGTTGATGAACTGTTAGGCAGCGTGGGCCCGGTGATGATCACACGCCCTGGTAAAACCTGAATACCAATCTGGCCAGTTGGTGTCGACGGAACCTCTGTACTAAATGTCCGGCTAATAACGTCACTGGGCTTGCCAAACGTATTAACGGCATAAACCAATGCAGTGTAATTGCCCACAGGTAGGTTCGTGATGTTGTAGTAAAGCTCTATGGTTTCGCCACTTCTGACTACGGTACCGTTGTCCTCGATGGTCACAACGTAGCGCACCACGCTCTCTGAGGCAGGATGGTCCCAGGTTAATACACCCAGTCTAAAGCTGCTCTCCGGTGTTGGTGTATAAGCCAGGGTCTCTACTGGATCAACATAGGTATTATCGATTTGGAAATTTGGCGTCGCGTCATAATCTGGCGGGGTTTGCGCCTGATTATACATTTCGGCACTGGTTTCTTTGATGGTCAGTGAAGCCTGGCCATTGCTGCTGTTTAAGTCGCTTTTTTCAATTTCATAGTTACCTACCAGCAGGTGCTCAGGCATGTTTAAATACACAACCGAGCCCGCAACAAAATTGGCATAGCAGCGCTTTAATACCAGCTCTGCGCTGTCTCCAGCAGCATTACGCAGCAGCTTAATCACCATCAGGCGCTGGCCCATACTTTCAGTCTGGGTAAATAGCAGCTGCTCATCGTCTTCGTATTCAACGCCTTCGTCCCGATTATCTATCAGATTTGTCGATACAACCGGGGTTATATCTGCATCCTGATAAAAGCGGTTTTTGTCCACAATAGAGGCATTAATGGTGTTTATTTTATCGGTCAGCGAGGTATGAGGTGTTCGCCGTGGCGGGCTGGCCAAGTGCGCTTCAGTAATGGTAAATATGGCCGGACCACGATACGCGGCTACTTGCAGGCGGAACTGCCCACCGCCCGCGTTTTCTATCCAGCGGCCGCCACAGCTCTTTAGCAGCTCGCTCTCGATACTTTCATGGCCAACTGTAGAGTCGAATGTGCCATTACAGGTATAACGTTTCTCAGTCCGCTGAACCCCATTACTGTCGGTATACGTGACCACTTCGTCACAGATATTGGCCTCATACGCAATATTGGCCATATCGAACATCTCATCGGAATAACTAACCGAGTTGTTGAAGCGCTTCCACCAGAAGTTAATCAGGGCCGCATTGTCCGTCCACTCCCACGTAGTCTCGTCGTTAATGCGATGTGTACCACTTCCACCGGCCGTATCATCCTTGCGGGGGTCGTAGCAGCGAATGCCGCGCACTTTAAACTTGAGATCCTGAATGCCGTTCGGCCAGATTTCCCCATCAACCACGAACTCGCAATACACATCAGTTGCGTTAGTACCGATGAATGTGCCGTCTACATTCGTCATGGTTTGCAGGCTACGGCTTGTAGGCCCGGTTTGGTCGCCCAGACGTGCCTCCATATAGTACCCTTCACCAAGCATGGCCGAGGTTCGCTTGCCTTCTAATTGATAAAGCAACACGGATTCGCACGGGTGTGGTACTAATGCCAGGTAAAACAGATTCCATTCTTTCTTATCGATTTTCTGTTTATCGTATTTAATGATGGAACCACTAATCACCGTCTCACCAACCACAATCCTGGGCACTGGCTTACCCACAGTCATATCCTGGTTAGATTTAACGTTGGTTGCCACATCTGGCATTAATTCTTTGATAACCAGTTGGGTTACAGCCGCAGTAGCAACACCGATTGCTATTAGTGTTCCCCCTGATACCGTTATGACAGCAGCTGTGCCTACGGCAGCAATAATCCCTGCGCCAATAGCGACCGTACCCATTAACCAACCCTCCAGCCGCATATGGCATAGTTTAGTGGCATGGATACCAGCCCATTCTGACCAACATAAACTAAGCCCCCAACCCAACACACGCCAATGGCATAGCCAATTAAACCGTCTACTTTCATTAGCGCAGCATCACCACGGCGCAGTAGTAGTGGCGGTACCGGCTCACCGAGGTATTTATTAACGGTGTCAGGCAGGTTACCAGCCCCATATTTTCGTATAGCCCGCAGAGCACCTTTCTCGGTGCTATAGTGGCCACGAAAATCCTGGGCGTAGTCAATCCCTGTGATCCGCTTAGCTACCTCTGCAGCAAATAAGCAGCAATCGTGCTCTCCCCAAACAAACTGTTTAGTTCTGCAGGTTTCCAGATACGAATTAGTGGAATCAAGCCAATCCGGCAGTCTCATTAACGATGCCTCCGATTGGTGGTGCTTCCATCACCTCTACCGCCTCTACCTACTGAATTGCTTCCGTCATAAGTATTTAATGGGCTACTCGCAAGTGCCTCTACATCATCACAATAGCTATCGTCAGGATATGCTCTGCGCCAGCTCTTAGCGCTATAGCGTAGGTGTTTCTTGGCTGATTTAAACCGTGCGCGTGCACCTACCAGGTTAAGCTGAATTGTATTTACCGGGCCGGTTTCAACGGGTACCCGACCTATAAAGCGATAAATGATAAGCTCAGCGGCGATAATACGCCGGTGTTCGTCCGTACACGCCAGGTAGATTTTTACATCCCGGCCAACGGCATTGTCTTTAATGGCATCATTAACGATCGCCAAGTCAGTCGTCTGCAGTGTCATGTTCATGTCGCCAAGCTGAACGCCACTGGACGCGTTCTCGATCGAGGCGAACTGGCCTACACCAATCCATTTCCTGCTGTCCCAGTATTTTTCACCAGCGCGGGAATGTGTGTACACATGGCCAGTAGGCCAGTTGATATCAGCCAGAAACAGCAGTCTGGATACATCAGTATTCATGGCATTGAGGATAGTAGGGTTACTAATCACGAATACTCTCCCGGAATGTAAATTCGTAATCAGTTAAGACGGCTTTACCTCTAGACGGCTGTGGTGGCGTTTGCCCACCGTAGAGCATGCACTTGCATTTAGGATCATTCACGATGAGTGCATCCCCATCAGACGGTATCAGCCGGATATCAGGCAGGAACTCCAATTCAGCCTCGCCAGAGCTATCCACCGCAATATCACTGGTTAGCTCGTACAGAAAATCCCCCAGTTGAAAACGATCGCCCTCCGGCAATAAGATGTTGGGTGTGAGGTTGCGAACGCCTAAAAGTGTGCCGTCCTGGTTGTTACCGTCCACAACCGGATTGCCGCCCCAGGCGTTACTTTGCTGATGCGCATAATCCTTAAACCAAAACTGGCCAACCGGGCCACGCAGCTTGTTTATAAACGTACGCATGGCAACCGATTGTTCATAGGAGAGGTTACGGTAGGTTAATTTGCCATCCCAGAACTCGTCGCCCTCGGCTACGATAACGCGGGGATTAAACGGGTTGTCCTCTACCGAGCTGCCAGCCTTAATGTAAAACAGGCTATCAGCGGGGGCTTTGGCGCTAAATAGGTCGTAAATCATTATGCGGCCCTCACTGCATTGTAAAACTCGCCGGTACCGGATTTCAGTTTGCGGGCAAGCTGTGTTTCAAACTGTGCAAATAAACGCACAGCAAGCGATTCGATTTGCTGCATAGAGCCTGGGCTACCATCGGTTTCAAAGGTTGGAGAAAAGTGGAAGTTGTTAGTCGTGTTACCGCGCATCGCATCGCCACCATTTATGCGGTCAATGGCTTTAGTGAGCCCAACGTTCTGGCGAGGGCTAACCACCCGTTCGCCGCGCTGTATTAATGCCGTTTGCTCATTAGCTACGTAATCAACACCACCATGATAAGCCGCACTGTATTGCTGGTTTTTAATTGTCGCGACCTGGTTTAAACCGTATGCAACAGCAGCTGCTGCAGCCGCAAAACCCAAAACAGGATTAATTGGGGCTAATGCGGCATAAGATGCTGTTGCCATTTCATAGGTGTTAACAACAGCCTTGGCAATACTAAAAGCTTTGTACATGGCAAAAGCTTTCTTGCTTTGGCCTGCAGCCTGCTTGAAGCCATATTCACCAATCGCTAACACCGCATCGGTTTTTTCCAGCTCGTTTTTACGCTCCCATTCATTTTTACTGAATAGCAGTTGCTGCATTTCGCCAGTACGGCGCGTTTCAGCCTGCAGCAATGCCTCTGCCCGTGCGTGGTCGTCTTTTTCCTTTTGGTTGGCAAAACCTTCTGCCTGAAGAATTAATTGCTCATTACGCTTGTCTGCTGCGGTTTTTTGTAGCTGATATTGCAGTAAAGCTTTGCGATCTTCGAAACCCTGGATTTCAGCCAGTTGTTGCTCATGTGCAACCCGCATAGCATTAAGCTCTGCGTTATACATGTCGTTTTGGCGGCGTGCTTCTTCAGCTGCTGCCCGTTCACGCAGTTCTGCAATGTCCTGATCACGCTGCAGCTCTAACCGGGTCGAGAGGTCATTGTATTTTTGCTGGCTTACACCGCCCTCAGCATAAGCTTTGTCCAGCATTTGCTGGCGTTTAACATAGCTGCCATTAATCCGGCCTTCCTGGCCATCCAGGAAGGTTTCGAGGTCAGAAACTTGTTTGGAGTAATCTACTGAAGCGGGCGCATTGGACTCCTCTTCAACAGGCAACCACTCCCCAGGTAATGTAGCGTTGAATAACTTCGATTTCGTTTCCGCTAGAATATTAAGCTGCTTATCCGCCTCTTCAATTTGAAGTTTCAACTCTTTAATACGAACGGTATCTTGCAGTTCTTTGTTTGGATCACCTTCGCCAAACATCCGTTTTTTGAGAATGCGGTTAACGGGGTCTTCGAGCTTTGTCAGTTCGGCTTGCGCACTTATCAGGGATTTACGAAACTTCTGTTCCTGTGACGTTATATTTAGGATTTCGTATTTACGACCTGTCTGATCAAGCTCTTTGTATTTAGCAATGAGGTCCGTAACGTCCTGCGTTAACTCTTGAGTTTCAAAAGAGGCATCGTTTGCAGACGTTGCATAGTAACCAAGTGCCAGAGCGGCAGTCATTGCTATGCCAGCTGGCCCACCGAGAATCGCCTTAGCAGCCGTTAGCGCCCGTGTGCTAATTGTGGCGGCACTCGCAGCAGCTGCGTAGGTTGTTGTTGCGGTAGCAGCGGCTCTTTCAGCAGCTGCCAGTCGCACGTTACTAGCCGCCAGATTGTTAACCGCTGCCGTCCTGGTGGCATCGGTTTTTGCAGCGGCCAACTGGCGCACAGCACCTTGCTGCAGCTGCTGTGCATAATGAAGTTGGGTGTTAGCGGCCGTGAGCGTACTGGCGGCAGTGCGTTGGTTCGCCGCAATTTCTGCATTGGATGCGGCAACTAATTCCATCTTCCGGGCTATCGCGTCCGCAATAGAACCCGTTAAACGTCCAGCATACACAGCGGCTACAACTCCCGCTGCTACGGCTAAATCGTCCAGTACATCAACGTTATCACCGAGCAGCTCCAGGGCCGATGTTGCTGTGGTCACCAGTGGCACTATGGCCGAGTTAATCGGTGCCGATAGGCGTTTGGCCAGATTATCGTATTCCGACAAGAAGTCATTAAACGCGGCAGACATAGTGTTAGCGGCATTTTCCGCTGCGCCTTCATAGTCCTGCAATGCGGTAATTAACGTGCGCTTAAACATCTGGCTGGTGACTTCACCATCCACCACCATTTTACGGAAGCCGCCACTGGCAACCCCAGCGGCTTTATCCAGGGCTTGTAATAAGCCTGGCAGAGGTTCCACTACCTGGTTAAGTTCCTGCGCCTGTACGCGGCCCTGGGTAAATGCCTGGGTCATACCGTACATGGCCTGGCTAACCTGCACATTACTCGCACCCAAGGTGCGGGCTACGTTGGTCATGCCTTCCAGAATTTCGCGGGATTCCGTCGCGGTAACGGTACGCTGCTTTTCCAGCACTAACAGGCGGGTATAGCTGTCTGCCAGTACTGAATAGCGCACATTAAGACGATCAGCTGCTTCCTCTAAATACCGCTGTGCTTCGGCATTTTGCGAGGCGCTGGTAGTCAGGTTTTCCAGCCTCAGTTGCAGCATCTCAGCATCGGATGCGGCGCGGATAAAGTTAATACCGGCCGCGCCTGCAGCATATAAGCTGACAGCGCCAGCAAGCGCTCGATAGCTACCCGCTAACGCTGTATTTTGGGCGGCAGCCGTGGCGCTGGCACGCCCTTGGGTGTAGGTAGCTTGTTGCAGGCGATTTATATCGGAAGCGTTACGCGCAGCACCTGCGCTCACCGCCTTGCCGTTATAACCAACCCGTAATGCTACGTTATAATTTGCCATCTACACCGATTCTCGTAACAGTTGCTCAAGGTGCTGCACTTTAAAAAAGTCGTCACCTTCAACGATTAACCCCAGTTTTTGCCAACAGACTTCTGCACGCTGGTAGTCCAGGGCGTATTTGCGATTTTTGCTGTCCAATACCCATTGAGTTTGTGAAACCCGAATGGCCTGTAGTGCCAGCCAATTATCAGGATGAACTTCAATGTCGGTATCCGGTTTAACCAGGTCTTTGAGGTCGCCCCCAAAGAATACCCAGTCATCTTCCAGTTCCTTGCTGTTCTGGTTACCTCCGGTTGCCCAGGCTTCGGCAACCTCCGTTAGTTTTTTATGGCCGCATCAAACTGGGCGTTAATAGCAACAGACGCTACGCCGCCTGCAGCAGCTGGCGGAAGCACGCCAGATTCCAGATCAGCAATAAAGCCCTCTAAGCCCAGTTCTTTGCCTTTTTCGTCCTGATACCCGCGCATAGCCGATACAAAGCCCTTTACAGACTCAACATCTGAGCCTTTTGCGATAATGGCCTCACCATCCGTTTTGGGCATAACCCGCACATCCACTTCAACGGAGTTTTCACCAAACAGAGTTACCGGGCGGGTAATAATCCAGTTTTTTAATGCGCTGCGTTTAAACGCCATATGTCACCTATGTAAATAAAAGTGAAATTTCGTCGTTACCGGCATCCGGCAACAGCTTAAGGTCGATGTCGTAACCAACGTTGTTGTTATCCAGGTTGGTGTAAGACGGTTTTTGCACCTGCACGCGGGGGCAGCTAATGGTGCAGATATTGCCTGCCGTAGCACCGTGGGTAATGGCTAACGGTCCATGTTGGCGGTTACTGTGGCGAGCAAAAAAGTTAATGGTATCGAGCGTAGGGGCTTCAATTTGAATTTGGCCACTGCCATCACGATCAGAATAGATAATGGTTTCATCCACCAGGCTTTGGTCGTACACCGCTTCGTTACCCGGATTCAAATTAAGCGAGTAAGGACGCACGGTTTCGCCATACAGCGTTACTGCTGAGGTGCGTCCTGGGCCTGTGGGCACAAAGCCCAACCACGGCGCATTATTGACTGCAGGTAAGCTGTCAATGGTATGCGTAGGAACGGCCCATAACCCTTTAAAGGTGAATTCCAACATGGGAATACCCTTTTCAAATATGATAGTAAATGCACCACGTGCACCGTTAATGGCATGCAGGTTATTGCCAATGCGAAATTCCATCGCCAAGGAGCTTCCAAAATCAGACGCCAGGGTGTATGCCACGCTCACACCGGCATCAACCGTTTCAGTCATGCGACTGGCTCGCAGTAATGCGCTATACGGCGGGGCTACGCCTTCGGTGCCGGAGCCAAACAAGTGCACCCGGAACGTGAGGGTAATATGCTCACCAAACGGGATATCTTCATACGCCCCTTCACCAAATCGCACCGACTCATCGGTAATGTTTTCGCTCTCAAACGCGATAGAGGGCTCTGTTAGCCGGATGTAATTTGAGGCGTCCAGTGCAGCTGCCGGGCCCGCACCATAGGTACTTTCTACACCGGCTAAAATGAGTTTTTCACGCCAACGCATAGCCATTACGCTTTCTCCTTAGTACCTTTGGCACCTTTGTTATCGGGTTCAACCGGGCTCACTTTGTCGCCGTCCAGCCTGTACTGGCCACCTGGCAAGCCTGCCGCCACGGCTTTTTTTAGCGCGGCTGGCAGCTCAGGGTGTTTAAATGGTTTTTTGGTGGTCATGGATACGTCCTTACATTGGTTACCACGGTGCACGTGGTTTTAAACTGCAGCTGATACACCACATTCTGCGTCTCTTTATTCACCTCGATTAAGCGTCCTGCCTGAAACGTGATGGGCTCAAACGGCTCAATCATCAGGCCAATCAACGCGGCTTTTACCTGGTCGCGCCAGATCAGCAGTTCGTTACCTGCCACGCTGCCAGTGTTGCTACCGGCCGCTCGAAACACGCCCACTACGGCAAATTGCTCTATGCTGTATTGCGAAACATCAATACCGCCGATTTCGTCAAAGTCTTCGGCCTCTTCGTCCAATGGCAGAACGAAGGTGGTATTACGCTGTACTGCACTACGGAGCAGCGCGGGCATGCTCATAGCCGGTTTAACGTTAAATTCAGCGGCTTTTAACACCGTTTCAATCACGTTTAAATCCAGGTTGTAAACGGGTGTACTCATTTCGGAAACCAACTCTCTACCCAGCGCAAACAAATCTTATCGATGCGCGATTGCTGTACAGGCGTAATGCCGATAATTTCCCGTTTGGGAATTGTTACCCGCTTACCACGCCCGGCCTTGCCACCAAACTGATGTATAGCGGCGTATTTTTCGGTTAATCCGTGAACCAGGTTCTGCGCTCTCACTTCGTGGGTAACGCTTTTGCTCAGTATCGAGGTATCAACCAGAGTTTTACCGTTTTCGGCTTCGGCCCGTTGCGATACCAGCCATTTGCTGCCATCCGGGGCTTTGCCTTCGTAGAAGCGTTTTGCCACATCGCTATCGAGGTAACTGCCTATTTCATCCAGCATGGCCGCTGGTTGTTGACTAAAGGTACCTACCTGGTTAAACACCGATAAGACATCATCACCCGACAGGTTAATCTCAATAAACGTTGCGCTCACAGGCCGAACCCACCCCAATCAAAACGGCTATTACCACCCACAACCACCAGGCGCGTATCGCTGGGTTTGGCTGGGTCATCAGCGCCCAGGCTTAATGCGCCGCTGCTGATGTCGCGCAGCTGCGCCATCGCGGCTTTGTGATTGTTTCGGGTGTCTTCGTCGGTTGTTACCATTAGTTCGTACTTCACCAGTACTAACGCGATATCCGGCAACGGGCTGTTAGCAATTTCGCTTGGCGATAACCCCGCAGGGTGGCGCTTAGCCACATAGCCGTTAATCAACCGGGTAGCGGCATCAATGGCTAACACCAGGCGGTCCAGAGCGGCTTGAGCCACGGCAAGTTCCTCAGCGGTAAAGCTGCTGGTATCAGCACCTTCTGCCAGGGCAACCAGGGCCAGGGTGTTAATGTCACCCTCAACCCGGCCTGCCAGAATATTGCCCAGTTCGTAGGTACCAATGCGCTCGATAACCGCTGCAGGCGTGATCACTATTCAGCGTCCTTTGCCTGGAATGCCGTCCAGGCTTCGTTACGCATATCCGCGCTCACATCAAAGCCCACCGCATCAGTCAGGGCTTCAACCAGCGGTAAGCCGCTGCTGGTTAAATTGGCTTTATCCTCGATAACACCGGGGATAACGGTCAGTAATTGCTCAAGGGTTGAAAGCTGTGGCACCACAGGCTCAGCTTTGCCTGCAGGCACTTTGATGGCGTTAATGGCCAACAAAGGCGCAGCGTCCTTGCCACTCAGGCTAATGGGTGCACCAGGTAGATACTTTTCCTGGTTATGCTGTACCGGCTCTACGCACTCATATTCGGTTAACAGGGTTGTTTCGCTCATGTCAGGCTCCTGTAAAGGGCCAACTCCGTGGCCCGTTATCGTCCTTGCTTCGCTCTCAGGGTTTATGAACTCGCTACGGCGTTCTTAATTAGGAAGCCAGAGGCAATGCCAGTGAGCAGCGGCTGGCGTTCGTATTCCACACCGGCAATCCAGCTCTTAGTGGCTTTGTCGTACCACATAGGCTCAACCAGCGGCTGGCCATTGAGTACGTAGGTGTAACCATACGACGGCATGGCGCGAGAGGTGATAACAGTGGGCACGTACGCCAGAATCACGTCCAGGCCCCACAGCTCCTCAAAATTACCATCAGCATCAACCACCATGGATTGTGCAATCACGATGTTTTCAATTTCAAACAGCTGCCGGTAATGCTCAAGTGTTAGCATTTTCAGGTCGTTATTGCTCATACGCGCTAACAACTTTGGGTGGTGCTTAAGCGTTTTGTGCACCAAGGCCGGTATAACCATCTTGTTGGGGTAAGACCCAGTGGCTGCCCGGACGGCTTCCTTGTAATCAGACACATCTTTCAGTGGGTCTGAGTTGTCGTAGTCGCTCCATTGGTCGCTGCCAGACAGCGTGATTTTGTTATTGGTGCCGTATTTGGTGGCATCCCGAGCCAGGCCAGACTGTTCAAACTCCAGGTTGTTCTGCTCTACCTGCATCACGGTTTCAACCGATTGGCGCTGAAAGTTAATACCTGGTGTGCTCGCTTGGTCACGTAACCACTCACGGGGAATTTGCGCATCCAGGGCGTTGTTGGTCAGGCTGTAATTGCCTTTTTCAAAACCCACTTTAATGCGTTTGGTGTTTTCACCCGGCGCACGGCGCGTGTTAATCAGCTGGAAGGCCGATTTATCAAACTGGATGATTTTACCGCTGGCTTCATCGACTGAAACACGCGGAAACAGCTCAAACCCAACTAAACCCGGAGCCATAAAGCCCAGCGCAATTTTACTTAAAACTTTGTCGGTACGAATTGATACGCGATCCATTTCGTTGCTCCTTATGTGTTAGCCGGAATTAATAACGCGTTGAAGATAGCGCCATCGCCACTTGCTGCCGTTAGCGCACGGCCCACCACTTTGCCGGTGGTTCTAGTGATTAGCTTGCCGCTGGTACCCACTTCCAGTAGAGCATCTGCAGCAATGGCAGCTCCCGCTTCACAAGGAACGGTACCCAATACATCAACCGCCGCCTGTTCACCAGCTGATGCCGGGTTGTAGGACACACCCATCATGTGAGCACCGGCAGCGGCGTAGTTACCGTCTGCACCAACAGCACGGCACTGCGCCAATGCAGCAGCGGCTTGTACGCTAATAGTTAAAATTGCTACCCGTGCTTTGTTTAAGTAATTCGCCATGGTTATGCTCCTTGACTTACGGCAATTACGGCATCTGCGTAGCAAACACCATGTGCCTTTGAATATTCTTCGGCTTTTGCGTCCAGGTCTTTGTCGTGGCCCAGCTCTGGATCATCGCCCAGGGGAGACTTAGCACCCAAACCACCAATAAACGCCTTGGCAAAGTCGTACTGGCTTTGCTCAACCGTTTCGCTGTCAGATTTGCTGAAGCTAAACGTATGCGCATCATCGCCTTGGGGCAGGCTGGCCATAAACTCAGCCAGGCCAGCGGCGGTGGCTGGGGTTAAGTGGCCTGCAGCAATCTGTGCGTCCACCACGGCCTTACAATCAGCCACGCGCGCCGCAAAGGCTTGCTCTTCCAGGGTCTTTTCGGCGTTATCTGCACGAGACTTTTCAGCACTCAGTTGACTGCTAAAGCTGGCCTCGGCGTCATCTTTCGCCTGTTGAATGGCAGCATCAAGCTGCTCCTGAGTGTATTTAGTCACTGCAGGCTCCTCAGTTTTGGGTTTAGAAAATTCGGGGGTTAACGGGTCTTCCTGGGTCTCTTTGCGCACCTCTTCGCGGGTTAATGCTTCCCGCATCCAGTCCAGGCTCCATTTAGGCACAACGCGGTCGGCGTCTTCCTGGGAAAACTTTTCTATGAAGAAGTCACGCATGTTAGAGAACATATCCAGCAGGGTGCGCTGGTGTTCCATTTCCATGCTGAATTCAATGGTTTCAGCCGGTTCTGCGCTAAATTCAATGGTTTCGGTTGGGTCGGCATCGGCACCGTTAAACTGCCAGCCTAAGCCTTCCAGGGCAGGTTCAACTGCACCCAGGTAACCAATATGGCGAAGGGTTAAACCCTTGTCGGTGCGATACAGGCTTACGCTGCGATTAGGAAAAGACTTAGCCGCAACGGCTTTGGCAAAGTCCACGTTAACGTTGTTGGCGGTGACCTCCAGGCGGTCATCGTCGGTTAGGCGCACACCGGTTACCCAGCCCAATGCCGGGGCATTGGTTTTGGGGTGGCCAATCACCAGCGGCGCTTTGTTGGGGGTAAAGTTATCCACTACCTGCTGCAAGTCTTCGCGGCTGTAGTTACGTGATTTACCCGTGTTATCGGTATGCTCCCCCGCAAAAAAAACATCATGCCAGGGAAACTCGGTCACCGTGGCCATGGCATCTGCCACAACCTCGCTGATGGGTAATTTTTTAAATGTGGGGGTTTTCGTTTTCATGGAGCCATGATGGCCCGAGAAAACTTAACGTGCCGCCCGAAGAAAACTCCGGGGGTAGAAATGCCTTTTCTTTTAATAACCTAACCGGGCTGGTTAATAAATTCAACGAGTTTTTTACCCGGCACCTTGGACATGTGTATCTCATTTGCCCCTGGCCAGCCAGGGGCTTTTTTTTACAGCCCAGCCGGAGAGCCAATCATGAAAACAGTTTGGGTACTGCAGCAATTTACCTCTCGCTACTTTGACCTAACCCAGCCGCATTACCTGGCTAAAATCACCCAGCGACTGCGCCCCATTTACACCACCGACCTTAGCCATGCTCTGGTGTTTGAAAGTGAAGCAACAGCCAATACATTGCTCACGTTTGATTTAAAACATGAAGGCTGGGCCGCACGGCGGGTAACTATTCCTAACAGCCAGATGCATTAGCATGGTGCCTGCTAATACGTTGCCGCAGGACATGGCAGCGGAGCAGATGCTATTAGGAGAGCTACTGGTAACCACCGAGCACGACGACCTGCTGGACGGCATAGAGCCGGATTTTTTTTATTTCTCAGCCCACCGCTACATATTTACCACTATTCGGTACCTGCACCAAAACAGCAGCCCCATTGATACGCTCACCGTGGCCGACTACCTGGAACAACGAGGATTACTCGATAAAGCGGGTAATACCGACTACCTCCTGCAGCTGGCGCGCAACCGCATTAACGATTCGCAAGCCATGCTGGCTAAAACGCGCATTAAAACGCTTACCACACAACGCCAGGTGATACTGGCCAGCAATAAAATTAAAGACGCTTGCTACGACAACCAGGGCGCTACTGCAGCATCGATACTGGAGCGCGCCGAAACCGCCCTGTTTAACCTGCGCCATGCCCAGCACGAAGCCACAAAGATGCAAAGCATCGGGCAAATGACGCTCAGTATTGCCGACAAACTACAAGCCATTGCAGAAGGACGGGGTCCGGCTAAAGGGCTCACTACCGGTTTTAACGAACTGGATGAGCTGATATACGAACTGGCCCCAGGTGATTTAGTACTGGTTGCGGCCCGGCCCTCACAAGGCAAAACCACCTTCGCTATGAACCTGGTAGAGAACGCCATGATGCAAAGCAAGGCTCCGGTGCTGGTATACAGCCTGGAAATGCCTTCAGAGCAGATTATGATGCGCCTCTGGGCGTCTCTGGCCCGGGTGAACCTAACCAAAATACGTAACGGCAAAATGGATGACGAAGAGTGGTCCAGAGTGTTTAGCGTAATTAGCACACTCAAAGAACGGGGCAACCTGTTTATCGATGATGCCGCAGCGCTAACGCCCTCAGACATTCGTACCCGCACCCGTAACCTAATACGCAAACACGGTAAGCCCAGCATGCTAATGGTGGATTACGTGCAGCTGATGCGGGTAAGCGAGACCAGGAAAAACCGCGCGGATGAAATCGCCGAAATCTCAAACAGCCTAAAAGAAATGGCCAAAGACTTCGGGATACCGGTGGTGGCGTTATCGCAACTTAACCGCAGTCTGGAGAACCGGCAGGATAAACGACCAATCAATTCAGACCTCCGGGAATCGGGCTCGCTGGAGCAAGATGCAGATGTGATCCTGTTTATTTACCGGGATGAAGTGTACAACCCGGAAACAGAACATCCGGGTGAAGCAGAAATTATTATAGGCAAACAGCGAAACGGCCCCACAGGGACCGCTCATTTGTTGTTTCAGGGGGAATATTCAAAGTTCACAAACCGCACCGGGGCTAACCAATGACACTACTGATTTATTTAATCCTTTCCCATCAATACAGACTGCCACTAATTATGGACATCATTGCTTTAATGGTTTGGTTTCTACATATCTGCTTTCACGAGGAGCACAAAGGCAAATCAACCTCAACCGGCAATCGGGGTGAGGAGTAAACGGTGCAATACTTATTCTTAACGGGGCTAGAAGTACTGATTGCGTTAGCCGTATTTTTAATTTTGCCTTTTGTCATCACAGCAATAAGCAAAACAACCAACGTTCTTATAAATATTCACCATTGGCGAAAAATCATCAAACTGGAGATCAGAATGGGTACTCATACAAAAATTAATTTTACTGACTTTCCTGAACAGGGTAGCTGGCTCGGTAAGAAGTTTCGGATCTGCTTTAACTACGACACTACCAAAACATTAACCGGTATTTGTGTTCGTGATGACAGAGAAGCGCCAGGCAGAACGATCTTTAAACTGGATGATGGCCGGTATGTGTTATCAACCGAATGCCAATGCCAGCCACTTTAATCAAAACTTATTTTACAATATTCAAATTTAATGCTTTATTAAAGCTTTAAAATAGCTTTGAGTGAATAAAATGACCGTGCAATGTATCGATTCATCCACCATGACCCACCAACAGTTAAGATCATTTATCCAGATCATGAAAGAGGCCATTGGTGCAACCAGTGGCAAACGTTCAAACTATATTGTTGAGCTCGGACTGGATTTAACCAGCCCATTTGCCTTCTTACTTGGAAGGGATAACTTCACTCAGGAACAAAAGGTGTTTGCGGAAGGTATTTTTTGCATTGTGATGAATATTCCAATGCGGCGGCAAGAGCAGCTATGGATAAATGGAACAACCTGGTACCCAAAAAACAAAAACCGAGTCGAAGCGCCAATGGAGCAATCCCGTCTTGATTACGATTTTATGATGGAAATTAGCGACCGCCCTAAAGACTGGGAAGAGATATTAAAAGTATCATCTACAACGTTTACGAAACTGACCAAAGGGGATATTGCCCCTTACGATCTCATTCGCCCATCGATAGCATTAATGCAGTTTGGATTTCCTGAGCCGGAACAGTTTTTTACAAGGCTTTGAAAACGAGGTTTGGGAAAACCGGTTTTTAAACTAAAAAGCTGTTGAAAACCGTTTTAAAAGCACTCTAAAAACGCATTAAATTACAGACGCAAACCAGCATTCAAATACTTTCTGATAATGACTTCTAGATGATTTTAGGAATTTTTACCAAAATAAGCTTACAGCTACCGCCTGAACACTAAAAAAGCCCTGAGAGGGCTTTTGAGAAAGATTAAGAATCTTCATTAATAAATTTGAACCAGTCATTCAGGCTGGTTTTTATCAATAGTAAGGATGCAATCAAAATGCAAAGCGCAAATACCGAAATCCAGATAGCAGCATAAACAAACCACTGAATTCCGATAAGGCCAATCGAGAGCTGGGCGATGGCTGCGCCAATGGTGGCCAGTACCGACCAAAATAAAAAGTCACTTAAATTTCTTAACGGTGCGTATACCTGCAAATTTTCATCAAGTTTCTTCATCTCTTCAAAGCGTTTTTTATACTGAGGTCGGTCGTAAACGTTTTCTTTGAGCTTTATCAGGATGAAGGTTTTTAACGAAAGCAGAAAACCGCCAACAGTCAGGAAACCGGCAAATAAGTTTCCGCGCAGGTTCTCTTCATAAAACTTTATAAATTTTGGCGCATCCGTCACGAAGCAATGCACAACACCAATCGTAAGTGTTGCAACTACTGCGCAAAGGAGGAACCGGATTATCATCTTATTTTCGCCTCAAATATCGTTTTATGATCATCGCAAATCTCTATCAGTTTATCTGTCACCCAGCTGCTTGCAAAATCGGTAACAGTAAGATCGCTAATTTGAGCTGCAAGTTCATCGTAATCATATTCGCCAAAACTATCTGGCTGGTCCTGAATGCGTATAACACGGTCAATACCACTCTCGTCAACCGCAAATACTCTGCCACTTTCGCTGTCTGCTTCATCTACCGAACTGGAAACGGCATCTATCAACCCTTGCAGTGGCGCTTGAGAGCTAAAGCTAAATTTACGGCGATGCTTATTCACGAAACCTGTTAAAGGTCTGAACATTTTTTGTTCTGGCTTAAGGTAAGCAAAGTCCAGCTCAAGCGCTTTAATTCTTTTCATCTCGGCCAATAAAACGGGTAAGCTCGATTTATTAATCAACACCTGCCATTTGAAAGTACCATTATACTTCTTGCCAGCGACTTTTTTGGCTGCACCTTCCGATTTGCCTTCATCCTGCGCTGTAGTTTTCGCTACTTCCTTTTTTACGTCTTTAAGGCGTAAAAATTTCTTTTTCATGCTTTTCATTGCCTGGCTAATACTACAGGACTGATGGTAATACTGATATAAGCCAATACCCGAAGCCTTATTGATTACAAAAAAATTGAATTCGGTAATCCTGGAATCATCATCCAAACTGTTTACTTGAATCTTAGGAGCCCCGCCGTTTTCCTTAAGCTCACAGAAAGTACGTTGATTTTTAACCGTTAACATTAAACCAAGGTAATACTTGCTGTTGCTGGTATCGTCGACGTACATAAAGCGGCCAATATCATCAACGTGCTCAAAATTGGCTTTTTCCTCAGCTAATGATGCCATTAGTTCAGATAGTGGCAGTGAATCAGGCACTTCGATAGAGAAGCCTACAAACCTAACAAGCATGATTAGTCCTTTTCAATTTGAGCAACAATTTCTGTTAATGCCGCTATCATTTCTGTTTTTAGCTCACTGGCCAGGAAGGTATAAGGCGCATTCGCCATAACGTTTTCGATCACTTCATCCCTGATTTGATTCAGGTGGAGCCCTTTGTCCTGTAGAACTGCGTAAGTTGAATAGACGATCTGTTCAAGAATGCTATTTTGGTTATCGTTATTCATGTTTGACTCGCTCCGTTGCTATTTTAATGTTTCCGACCAGAGGATATCCCAGTCTGACAAGTGAACATCGCACTGCATTCCATAAATTCTGTCATAGTTACTTATGAGTTCGATTTTCCCTGTATACTCAACTAGCTGTCCCTTCCTAAAACCAAGCACATAGTCATCGTAGGTTTGGTTGTATAGATAGACTACTCGACTGAAATCAATAAACCCGTAACTAGACGTGGTTCCCATGTCAATGAAGATCGAAATGGTATCGTCATAACTGAGATCAACATTTTGAATAGTACCTTTCCAGGTAACGTATTTACCTTTAAGTTCTCGCTTAAGAAGCGTAAATTGAGCCGATGTACTTTCTCTGCATGCTTTCTCTAGTTCTTTATATTTAATCCAAATGTGCTTTTTTTCTTCAGGCTGAACTATTGGCTGTTGGCTGTTCGATTGGCACCCAACAAGATTTAAAAAAATTGCCAAAGCTAAGATTTGTTTAATCATAACGTAATCCATACGTGTACGTAGCTGGCCGAAGGTGGGGGTTTCGTACCGTTAGTGAATGGCATTACATTCGAAGCTAAAAGTGCGATTAAAGCGAAAATAGATTTTTTGTAATTCATATGCCCTCCTTGGCTACAGAGCCTTATTTCTTGAGCGAAGCAACCCAGTCATAAGTTTGTTGAAGTTGGTCATCGGTTAATTCAGTTAACGAATTGCAACCAAAACTAAATTCCAGATACCAATCTTTGTCATCAACCCGATCTAATTTTTTTAAGCGGGCATAAATGAAACTGTAGCGGCTCTTACGCCATGATGAAAATCCGCGAGCTGATTTTGCACGCTTTAATCTACCTATCGTCTGGCGTAAGTAGCTTTCGACTTCTGGAAACTTTTCCTGCTCGATGAATTTGTATGAGGAGAATTTAAACTTTCGCTTAAGGGCCGTCCAAACCGCAGCATGGTTTCTGGGGTTCTTTTTAGAAGCTTTTTCGGCTGTAACAACGTCATCGACTAACAGCCTGATGATATATTGCTGATCACTTGTGATGTGATGGCTACCAGGCATCACATTAGGTTTAACGATCACTTCCTGGTTTGTCACATTGATATGGTTAGTACCAATAGACACAATATTACCAGTGCCTGATGTGGTTACGTTTTGAGGGACTGAAGAGCTTCCCTCACTTTCCGAAAAACTCTCTTTAAAGAGTTGCGTAACCTTACTTTCAAAATCATCCATAATTCACTCCATACTACGTGAAAATTACATACTAAAAACCTGCTGCTGTAACAAAAGGCAGAACGTTAGACGCCTTCACCTCTTGCTGTGATTCTTGTTCTAATTCCAATAGCCCGGCAATGATTCGGGCTTTACCTTTGGGGCTAACATGCCTGCCATGCTCAACTAATAATGACTCTATAAGCTCTACAATTTCGGCTACTCGTTTTGTGTTAACCGAACGTTTACCTGTAACCACATAATTAATATCAAAACCCAAACTAGCTAACCCAGCCAACTTGTCTGAGGGTATAGGAGCATCTTGCTCCCACCTAATAAAAGTTCCTTTAGAAACTCCAATATGTTCAAACACTTGACTCTGTTTTAGCCCCAACCGCTCTCTTTCAGCCTTTAAGAGGTTCAATTTTTAAAACCTAAAGTGTTGACAGGTTCCATATTTAGAACCTATTATAAACATCGACATTAACAAAACGCTTTTAGATATCCCTGCAAGGTTCACTGAAAGCGCTACACGTAAGGTAAACATACTATGACCCCGAAAGAAATTAAAGCGGAATTAAAAGCCCGTGGTTACTCAAACAAAATGCTGGCCGAAATTTTGGGCAAAAGCGTCTCTGCTGTTGGCCAGGTCATCAACAAAACCTCCTATTCTCGTGAAATTGCCGAAGCGGTATGCAAAGCCATCGATAAAGATCTCCTCGATGTATTTCACGATGTAAAGCCTTACCACCATTCAAAATCCCAGCTGCGTGAGCAAAAAAAGCAAGAACTTGCTCAGCTGTTAAGCGCATAAGGGGAACCAGGATGATCTCAACTCGCTCTCTCATTTTGACTCCCGTACCCACCGACATAGGTTTGCAAGCTGCTCAGCGGCCAGATGTTCTATATTTCTTGAAACAGCAAGCCCTTGTTGTGCCCGTAAGCGTTCTGCGCGCAGCGCAGCAATCACCAGAGCCAACCACACCAAGTGACGCCGATTGGGCATTGTACGCAGTGTGTCATGAGTACCTGGGCACGCCGATAAGCACCATTCCACTGCATGTAAAGGCGGCAATCGTGAAAGAAGTGCACGCACCCCAACCGATCGCGCTTCAGCCTGTAGTTGCTCAATGTCTTGACGCGTTAAAACGCTGCTTAGTAATGGTCGCTCAACGCGTTTATCCAAAGCCTGGTACACAAGTTCTCTCCGCAGATTCAAAAACCACATTAATGCTAGGTGAGTCTGGTACCCGCGTCACCGGTAAAACCATTACGAATTTTTACCGGTAAGCCGGTGGAGGTTTAACACATGTTCAATTCTAAAGAGCAAATTAACTGCAGTAAGCAAGTTGCCAATGCGTGGCGCGAGTCGCACGTGTGCAACTGGAACAAAAGCGGCGCGGTAATTACGTATATGGGCAATGTGACCGGCTGGCGTGATGCAGTGCGCCACCCCCAAGACTACTGCCCTGGCTGCCTGGCCTTTACTGCTAATGGTGAGATTTGGGAAACCATAGGTGGAAACGACCAGCATGGCGCTAACGCGTGGAGACTTATTTCCTCTGATGTTGGAGGTGATGCATGACCCAACGCGATTTACTGGACCAGCTCGATCTGGATCTGCTTACCACCGAAAACGCGCCCAGCCTGGATTTAGAGCTGGACGTTATTCAAATTATTAAGCAATGCGAGCGCAACAGCGGCCTGGGCCGGGACCGATTTTTAGATCGCATTAACTTATGCCTGCGTGATACCGGCCAAAAAGTAACAAAGATTCAGTTAAACAAGTGGCTATCGCCAAGCCAGGACAACTGTGTACCTGCCTGGGTAATGCCAGCCATTTGCTGGGCGCTTCAGTCTATAGAACCGATGACCGCAATGCTTAACCCTCTGGGCTTTAAACCGGCTGATATGCGCGCCGACCTGCTGCGCCAAAAGGCCGAACTGGATGTGAGCAACAAAATGCGCCAGAAGGAATCCAGAGACATAGAGCGAGCTCTTCAGCAAATGATGATAAGAGGGAGATAAGCCATGACGTTTACCATACAAGGTTTAGACGACACCCCATGCATGTGCATAACCATGGACTGTATTAAGCAGTTCTGCCTGCAGCCCCATGCTGTGATGTTCGACAACGAAGAGCTGGAAGCCGCACGCCGGGTATGCGCCAGAGTGATTCTGGGCGGTTTAATCATTAGCGGGCACAACTCAATGTGCCAGGTGATAAGCGAAAACTTTAAACGTGAATGCGTAGCTATGAACGAGCGCTACTACGCTATCGCCAGCACGCTATCTGCAGCCTGGAACATTTGCGGCGAGGGTGCAGGTAATTGGCAGAACATTAGCCTTTACCGAACTTTACGGTTATGCGGTGAACGTGATTTTAGAATAGAAGCCCTTTGCATCTTTGACATTGAAGCCCTGTTTACCATGCCTTTAAACGAGTTTGAAACGGCATTAAAACAGTACGACGTATGGCTGGAGGCAAGCAATGACTAAGCCTGCAGCACCCGTTAACACCATTATGCACCAGCTGATTACCAAACTGGGCGAAGAGGAATTTACCCTACCAGCCGAGCAGGGCGAACTCTGGGCCATTGTAGAAAACAGCGAGGTCTATGCCTGTCTATACCACGTTAAAGCGGGTTTGGCCTATAAAGCGTTGAAGGAGCAGTTGCCGCACGGTGAATTTGAAAAGGAATTGAAAGCCAGGGGCATTGCTGAGCGAACTGCGCGTGAGCGAATCTCTGTTGCTGATTTAGTTTTAAATTGCCCAGGGCTAAAAGCGAATACGTCTTCGCTTTTGGATGATGACAATTCAAATCGGCGGACGTCCGCCGATTTGGAAATTGATGAAAACATCACCCTTGAATCATTCAGTTTTAGCCAACTCAATGAGTTAACCCGCCTACCAGAAGAGAAGATCAAATCACTGCAGCCAGAAGAACTGCAGGAACTCAGCAAGATGCCCGTGCGCGCCCTTAAAACGGCGGTTAAGCAAATGAACCTGGACTTTGAAAGCGAAAGCAAACTTGAAGCCCAGAATGCAAATTTGAAGAAGCAGCTTGAAGAGCTGCAAATACAGCACGCCGACGCGATTAACGAAATGAATCGCGAAAAAATAACCAAGGCACCTGAGAAGATTTATGGCCTTTTGCCCCTGGTAGCCATGATCCGCCAGGAAGCGCCATCAGTAAGCCAGCAGCTTCACGAACACGGCCTGCAAGCGGTTAACCTGGTTGAACGGTTAATTGCCCCAAACATGGATTATGAGCAGGCTAAAATGGCGGCACAGGCGCTGTATCATTTTTTAGCGGCACCCTATAAGCACATTGGTGTAGCCATTAACCGCCTGGAAGAACATTTTGGCGACGACCTGACCGGCGTTGATGCGGAGTTACCTACCTATGGTGAGGCAGAATGGGAAGCGGCCGAAGACAAACGCCAAACCATTATTTTACTGCACAACGATGCAACCAAACCACGTAAAAAGCGGGGGCGTAAGTAATGCACCCGGCTGTTCACCAATTTAACCAAATTATAGAGCAGGTTATTCACGAGTGTGATCCGTGGACTCGCGCTACTGAAAAAGCCCGCTCTATCGCTAACCAGCGTATGCATGTAGTTACTGCTGTACAAAAAGCAGCAACCACCATGACCATGCAAGCCGCGCTGGCACACGTTATACAACAGTGTGAACACAACAATGCCGACGAAACCCTGGTAAAAGCGTATACCGCATTAAACGGCCCAAAACCGGCCACCATTCGCCTGTGGTGTAAAGCCTTTGACGATGCGGGTAAAAACGGGTTACTGCCAAAGCACAGTGGTACCGCACGTAACGACTATGGCTGGGAAGCCAGAGCGCTGGAGCTATACCATAAGCCGCAAAAGCCCAGCATTCGCAAGGTTGCCCGAGACCTGCGCGAAAAGTACGGGTTTAAAAGCGCCAGAGAGCATAACGTGCGGTATTTCTTTAGCACGTTACCAGCCGACCTGCAGGAACGTTCGCCCTGGCGTATGGGCCGTAAACAATATAACGATGGCCTGCGCGAGCATATCTCCCGAACCACCGAAAACCTGCCGGTTGGTGTATTGTTTCAGGGCGATGGCCACACTATCGACCAATACCTGCGCCACCCGCGTACCGGCAAGTTGTGGCGGGCAGAGCTTACCGTATTTATGGACGTGCGCAGCCGCTACATTGTGGGCTGGTACATAAGCGTGGCTGAATCCAGCGTTAGCACCATGGCTGCACTCAGCCATGCTATGGGCACCCATAACCATGTACCGGCGCTGATCCATATCGATAACGGTAGTGGCTTTAAATCAAAGCTAATGAATAGCGAAACATCCGGGTTTTATGCCTCATTTGGTATTGAGCCAATCTGGGCATTACCCGGTAACGCCAAAGCCAAAAACGTAGAGCGGTTTTTCCGCACTATGGAAGACGATTTTGGTAAAGACTTTGATACGTACTGCGGCTACGACATGAGCCCAGACGCCAGCCGCTTGTTCAGCAGCTCGGTAAAAGCCGAGAAAGCCGCAGCGGAAGGTAAGATCCATATTCCCACTGTTGATGAATGGTGCGAAGCCTTCACCGACTGGCTAAACCGCTATCACAACCGGCCACACCCGGAAGAACCTGGTACCACCCCAGCAGAGTTATGGTCGCAGTTAGAACGCGTGCCAGTGGTTGATCACAACTTGTTGGTTAAACCTCGCGAAGAAGTATCCGTTTCTCGCTCTCTGGTAACGCTGCACAAGCGTAAATACATCAGTGAGTATCTTTACCAGTATGAAGGGCAAAAGCTCGTTGCAGAGTACGACCTGCACGACGATAGCACCATACGTTTATTCGATATGGACGGCCGCTGGCTTACCACTGCCACACTTAAAACCAAAAAGGATTATATCTCTACCAGCCGTATTGAAGACGCGCAGCGCAAGCGCCTGCTGGAGCAAACCAAACGCCTTAACAACAAGATCCACGAAAAGCGCATGGAAGCCGGGCGCGATATTCCGCTGCATGTTGAGCAGGCCAGCGATATCGACCAGTTGGAAGAAAGTTTTAACAACCTGATGGCTGCCCAGGCCCCACAAAATGACGATCTGAATTTTGACAGCCTGATGCAAAACGTTATCCACGCACCGGACCCAGAACCCGAGGAAGACGACGACTTCGACCCTTTATCTATTCACCCAGGAGAAACTACACATGGCCGCTAAAACCATTGAAAAACCTGCCAGCTTTAACGACAACTATACAGAGCAGGATATTACCCACGTACACAACATCATCGACTGGATGAATGCCAGCCCGTCACGCAGTAACCGCTGGCTTGCACGCTGCGCGGGGGTAAGTGATGCGTATATTTCTACTTTGCTCGCAGGACGGCAAGCGGTTAAGGCCGATGGCCTGATTGCCAAAATACTGCCCATCATGGATGACTCCGAGCGCGAACACCGCCCAGGGGACTTTATTGAAACCAGCACATGGATGATTGTTCAGCATGCGTGCCGCATGGCTAAAGTTGATGGGGGGTTTTCCATTGTGGCTGGTTCACCTGGCGTAGGTAAAACTGAAAGCTTGATGCATTACAGGGAGTTGCATCCAAATACTATTTATATCTGCGGTAGCAGTTTTATGAATAGTACATCTGTTATGAATGCTCTGCTGAAAACTTTGAGCATAAAAACTGGAACGAATCATCGGAAGAAAGACAAATTCGACGCCATTGTTGAACAGCTTAAAGACTCGGGCCGACTAATCATTCTCGACGAAGCCGACAAGTGCCAGCAAGACACGCCCGATCCATTACGCTCTATCTCAGATGCTACCGGCTGCGGGGTGGTATTGGCCGGAAACATTGACCTACGAAACAATGTTGCCATGGGCGACAACCGCTTCGACCTGATTGAAAGCCGCGTAGTGTTTTGGCCTGAGATCATCAACAAGATATCGCCAGAAGACGTAAAGCTGCTGATGCAGCCCTACATCACCGAAGACATGATCACCAAATACGAAACCTTCGACGAGGTAGCCCGGTATGCCTTTGACCTGGTTGGTGGCAGCGCCAGAAAGCTAATCAAGAGTTTAATTAAGCAGGTGCTGATGCTCGATAAACATTCCCGCGAGAACAGCGCCAGCTATGGCGGTATTAGCCGCGAGCTAATGGCCAAAATCGCCAAATCCTATATGGGTATTGCACACCCTCCAGCAATTCCACGCAAGGCATCAGCCATATAAAGGGGGGCACATGTCACAAACCAAACCAACAACCAAACAGGAACAACCTATGACTGATGAAATTCAGATCCCACCAGGCTATGCCATGCGCGCCAATGGCGACCTGGTGAAACTGGAAAACCTAACCGACCTTGAGCGCGAGGAAGACGCCCTGGTAAATGCCATATTTCCCAGAGCCAAAGCCCTGCACGATGCCATGGCAGAGTTTAAGTATGTTGCTATGAACATGATTGAAGAAACCATTAAGCGCTGTGTGGAAGAACACGGCATTAAGAAGTTCACCAAAATTAAGGGCAACGTGCAGTTTGTAAGTGTGAACGGTAACTACAAAATTCAGCGCGCCGTTGACGATCGCATCGAACACGACAGCAGCATTGAAGTAGCTATGCAAAAGTTTGCGATGTACTCAGAAGTACTCAAAGAACAGGCCGGGCCGGATGCGGTTAAGTTTATCGATATCGCCACCACGGCGAAGAACGGTAAGTACTCTACCTCCCGCTTAATCGATCTGCTGAATAAAGACATTGACCACCCGTTATACGTAGGTGCCAAGTCTGCACTCATGCAGAGCCTGTTTATTAGCGGCAGTAAAGCCTACCTGCGGTTTTACATTCGCAACCCCAGAGACGACTCTTGGACAGCCTTGCCACTGCAGTTTAGCAGCATCGCTGCAACTGCTCCCCAGAGTGAAGCCAAAGAGGAGCAGCCCGATGCCGCTTAATCTCGATTTTTCCAACGGTGAAAAGGTTTCTGTAAACCAGGAGCAGTACAACCTGATCCTGCGTGTTGAGGCTCACTACGAAAGCAAATTAACACAAATCGACCAGCTGATTCAGTACACCAAAAAAGCTGACGTAGTGCACCTTAATGATACCGAGATTGATAACCCGGACATCATTAAAGGGATGCAAATTGGCCTGATGTTGGCCAAAAATCAAATCGGTGAGTTTCCGTTAAAGATTGAAGATCCCGACGATGACGAAGAGTAAATCACTCCGTTACCGTCGCCACCACTGGCACTGGCAACAGCGCCGTTAAACCGGGCACAGGCCCACTAAAACCAAAGAGAGTAACTATGAACAAAACACAATTAATCGACGCTATCGCAGGTAAAGCCGACCTTTCTAAAGCAGCAGCTGCCCGTGCCCTGGATGCGTTTACCGACACGGTAACCGAAACCCTGGCAGCAGGCAGCAAAGTGAGCCTGCCTGGCTTTGGCAACTTTGAAGTGAGAGAGCGTGGCGAACGCCAGGGCCGTAACCCAAAAACTGGTGAGCCACTGACTATTGCCGCCTCTAAATCACCTGCTTTTAAAGCGGGTAAAACCTTAAAAGACAGCGTTAACGCGTAATTTAACCGGGGCGCTTAGCGCCCCCCAAGGATCGAGTTATGACACCGCATCAATTTACTGGCTGGGGCAATAAAGCCCACTTAAAAACCGGCGTTATTTTAGAGCGCATTGTGTCTTGGGAGTTTATTTCGAGCTTAGGCCATGTTGGCACTTTAATACACATGGATGATGGCTCAGAGCTGTTAGTGGGCGACATGCCAAATCAGGTTGAGCACATTATTGCCAAACACGGCAACAAACAAACTGGAGCAGCAGCATGAAAACCAAATTATTCCGGGGCTATGGCCGCCACTTAGATAAATCAGTAGGCGTTGACCTTTCAAAAGTGTCGTGCTGGAAGGGCATACAAGGCGAAGGCCGGGATTCACATTTTGTGGGTACTGAAATCGTCATGGATAACGGTATGACTGTGTTGGTTGGTAACTCAGCCGTTGATGTGGCTGAAGCAGTTGAAACGCACTGTAATGAAGTAGTGGAGGCCATTAATGGCAACGTTGCAGCAAGAACGTGAACTGCGGGATGTGGCAAAGCTTTTAACCAAAAAGCTGCGCCGCATCTACGGCGAGGATATGGGGTTCTTTCTGGTGGTAACGCCGTTTAATCAGAATACCCCTGTATCTGATTATATCAGCAACATTCATCGTGAAAGCGGTATCGCAGCACTCAGAGATACCGCCGATCGCCTGGAAACAAAAGAAACCATTCCGGCCAGTATTGGCCGAGTGCAATAACCAGCGGAGGTACACCATGAAACCAGGGCACTTTGTCATTAAAAGCGCAAAAGACCGTTACAGCGAAAACACTACGGTACCCAGCACACGAGTGACCGAGGATCAAAAAAAGCAGTGTAAGAATCGCCGTAAATGGGAAGACGTGCAGTTAGCCAGGGAGCTTGGCTTGAGTTATTCCGACATTAACTAAATTTGCGAGGCAAACCATGTTTAACGATGCACCTACATCACCAATCAGTAAAAAAGATCAGATATTGGCAGCACTGGCCAGCGCCAAAAAGCTGATTTTTCCTAAGCAGCTGCACGAGGCCACGGGTATTGAAAAGTACGAACTGGGTAACCTGCTGCGTGAACTACGCACTGAAGGTTTAGTGCTGTTATTGGAGAACGGGGTTTACACCCTGACAGAAGCCGGTATCGAAAAAGCCCGGGCAGAAAAAATGCAGATCCATCCAACGGCAAAAACAAGAGCAGAACGCTATAAGCGTGGTGCAGGCAATGTAATGGCACCACCGGTGACCACTGCTAAGCCACCAACTGAACCCAAGAAGCCCTCCCGCCAAGCCGATAGCGTAAAAGCAGCTCCCAAACAGCCAGAAGTACCTGTAAAACCAAAAAAAACTGCAGACGTGCAACCAGGCTTGCCTGTTGCTACTGGGCTGACCGACAAAGGTACCGCTTTGCTTTTTCGCTTACTCGACACACTGAACTTCCAGGAGCTGCAGATGGCCGGATTCAGTAACCAGGATATTTATGAATTGGGTGATGTGTATCGATTTGTAAAAGACCGCGCTGAACAAAAGGAGGCCGTGTAATGGCAAAGGAAATAGAAGTAACTCTTTATGTCGAAGTTCCCGATCATGCATTAGATAAGGACATTACCGATTGGGTTGACGTTCAACTATGTGGCTATAACTGCATGGAAAAAGATAACCCATGCATTGATAACGCCGAGGTTGTTCATAACAAATGGAAGCACAATGACTGAACCACTACGCCGCCAGATAAAAGCTGCCCAGGTTAAGCTGAATATGGATCAGGAAACTTACCAGGGCTTGCTGCAGCGCATTGCTGGTAAAGCCAGCAGCACCGAACTGACTAAAACCGAGATTAAGGCGGTTTTAAACGAGTTTAAACGGCTGGGCTGGGAGCCCAATAACCAAAACGCAAAGCTGATCCGCACCATTCAGTTCTTATGGATGCGATTAGGAGAAGAAGACTGCTTGAAAACACCAGGCAAGGCAGCAATGGAAACATTCTGCAAGCGCTTTACTCAGGGCAAACCGTTTTACCGCGCACAGCGGGGCCAGCTACAAAACATCGTAGAAGCCCTTAAGCAATGGTGCGCGCGGGAGAACATCAGCACAGGGCGAATCAAATGAAATTAACTCTCGATCACTTCAGTAACTCAGGCAAAATCATTGCACGCGCTATTGGCCCGGAAGCCGCGTATAAGTTGTTACAGCAGTATGGTGGTCAGAGTTTTTACATTAGCGAAAGCCCCACAGTAGCCCACGCTGCCAGTAAAAAGTTAGGCATTGAGGTACACCGCGCGTTGTCTCAGTTGTGGCCTAACCAGGAGTTTGAGTTACCGGTAATCAACTATGTAGAAAAGCGCCTGCGTAACGACGAAATACGCGAAGACTCTAAAAACCTCACCATGCGTGAACTAATTCAAAAATACCAGCTAACCCGCTATCAAATTCAAAAAATTATTAACAGCGGCGATCCGGTCGACCGCGACACACAAGAAAATCAACAGTTGAAATTCGCGGGTTTTTAGCCCACGATAACAACGCCTCCCCGCATTTATATCCACGGAAAAAGCTTCGGGATATAGCCCCTAAATAGATGCTGCATGCTGTGGTTATGAAAGCCACAGACCTTATTTCGTTAGCGGTGAAAATATGCCGCGCCAAAGACAAAGCACGCAGGAACGAGCTGGCCAACACATGCCCGCATCACTTGCGTAATTTGTTGCGCAGCACGGTATCAATGGTTCGCACCAGTCAGCAACGCAAAGAAGCCATGAACCGCAATAAAAAGCGCCCGGCTGACTACCACCATACCTATAAATTCGCCCCGCTCCCAGAAAGTCTTAAAACCAAACCTAAAACGGTTTTACCCTCTGTGGCCCTTCAGCATTGCCAGGATTTAAAAAACGCGCTGAGAGGCTCTAATGTATAGCTTTAGCAGTAATTCCTATGAGGAGCTAATGACGTGCCACCGCGACTGGATGGTGATTTGCCTGGAGCTGATTAACTTTATCGATTTCAGTATTTTTGAAGGGCACCGGGGCGAATACGCACAGAACAAAGCGGTAGCCGATGGCAAATCAGAGCTACGCTGGCCACTATCAAAACATAACCAGTACCCCAGCATGGCCATTGATATGGGGCCGTACTTTGCAGAGCTTAAAAACACCGACTGGAACGACTTATCAGCGTTTGCTGCCTTTGCAGGCGCGGTACTAGTAACGGCCAAGCGACTTTACATTGCTGGCGATATTACACACCAGGTTATTTGGGGCGGCGATTGGGACAGCGATGGCCGCACACTTGACCATAAATTCAGAGACTACCCCCACTTTGAACTCACCGAGGAAAACGTATGGAACCTGTAACCATTGCGTTAGCTCTCGCCAAAGCGGCGGGTGTTGATGATTGGCTAAAAGAAAAAATCAGCGGCACGGTAACGGGTAAGGTTGCCAACAAGGTAATTGACCTGGCTAAACAAGTAACCGGCAAAGACACGCCCGACGAAGCATTAAACACCGTTTCCACTAATCTTGTTTATGCTGGCGAACTGAAAAGACAGCTATTGCAAAACGAGCACGTGCTAAAGCTAGCAGCCTATGAAGACCGCAAAGACGCCAGGCAAACCTACCGTATTCACCCCCAGCAAGCCGATAAAATAGCCGAGCGCGTTATGCGCTTTAACCTCCCGTTCATTGTGGCTTTGGTGATCATTAACTGCGTGGTGCTGCACTTTTTTCGCCACGATGCGGCTTTGCTTGCGGCTGTTAGCAATGTACTTGGCATGGCAATTAAATCGCTGTTTGACGAAAGAAAAGAAGTGACTGGTTTTTATTTTGGCGGATCAATGGACGCCAGTGAGAGAGAACGCTAATGGATGACGTAACAAAACAGGCACTATTTACCAAACTGGGTGAAATAGACGCCAAGCTGGATGGCCTGAAAGAAGACAATAAAAACCAGTGGGAGCACCAGCGGGGGTTAGACACCCGTTTGCGCAAGCAGGAAACCCACAGTGCAGGGATATCAGCAACGGTGGCTGCATTTGTGGCGATAAGTATTGATGCGATTAAAAAGGGCATTAGCGGTTAATGGCGCATTCATCCAAAACCCAGTTAGCGGTACGTAGCTCCTATGTGAATGAACAGCAGGACCTAACAGTTGCTGCCTCAATGCATGGTGTGAGCTATGGCACGGCGCGTAATTGGAAGGCCCGGGCAAAAAAAGAGGGTGACGACTGGGACACCGCGCGCAATGCATTGTTACTTTCCCAGGGCGGTAAGAAGGAGTTGCTTAACCAGGTACTGGAGCGCTTTTATATTCAAAGCGAGCGTATCTTTGAGTCCATCGAGCAAACCGAACAGCTAAAGCCCCAGGACATGGTGGATTTGATGTCTAAGTGGGCAGACTCAATGAGTAAGGTGAGTAAGTTTCTGGGTACCAGCAACAACTTCGATAAAATCGGCTTTGCGATGGAGCTGCTGCAACTGCTAAGCACCTTTATCCGCAACGACTACCCACAGCATGCCCATGTATTCTTAGAAATCCTGGAGCCCTTTGGCCGTGAGGTAAGTAAAACCTATGGCTAAAACCTCGGTAAATGAGTTTTTAAAGGTACTTACTCAACTGGGGGATGAAATACGCCTGCAGATTGAAAATGAGGTGGAGGGCTTCGCCGCAGACGAAGATGCCAGGGCCGAACGTAACCGCAAAACCCGTGATCCGGTTACGGGCTTTAAGTTCTTCTGTAAAACCTATTTTCCGCACTATATTGATGACACGGAGTCGGCATTACACAAGCATTTATTCAAGCGCCTGCCGGAGATATCAGCCACGGTAAAAGGCGTACGTGAGGCCATTATAGCCCCGCGTGGTGAGGCTAAATCTACTATAGCTACCCAACTGCATACCCTATGGGAAATCATCACCGAAAAAACCCATAACACTGTAATTATTATGGATGCGTTTGAAACGCAGGCAGCGCCCATGCTGGAGGCCATAAAAGCCGAGTTGGATACCAACCCCAGACTAGCCCAGGACTATCCTGACATAGCAGGCCAAGGGCCAGTGTGGCGTGCAGGGGTAATGGTAACTCGCAACAACATAAAAGTAACTGCCTTTGGTGCTGGGCAAAAAATACGGGGTATTCGCCATGGGGCATACCGGCCAGACCGGGTAAAGCTTGACGACATCGAAAACGATGAAAACGTAAAAAGCCCTGAACAGCGTGACAAGATATTTAAATGGCTTAAAAAAGCAGTATTTAAGCTGGGGCCGCCTGATGGCTCATTGAAGATCATGTATATCGGCACCATGCTGCACTATGACTCAGTACTGGCCAGAACAATAAAGCTCCCCAGTTTTAAACACGCCAAATTCCAGTCGATTATCCGCTGGCCCGTAGACATGGATTTGTGGGAAAAATGGGAAGAAATCCTTCGCAACGATGGCGAAGACGCTGCAGAGCAATTCTACCTGCAGCGCAAGAAAGCAATGGATGAAGGCGCAATAGTGAGCTGGCCCGAAAAGCGGCCATTGCTATTCCTGATGATGGAACGCGCCGACGACAAACATGCCTTTGACTGCGAGTTTCAAAACGACCCCACCAACGAAGAAGAAGCCACCTTTACCGGTATCAAATTCTGGGTACACATGGCCGACCGCTGGGTGTATTACGGGGCGTGCGATCCCTCATTGGGTAAAAAGAACAAAAAGCGCGACCCCAGCGCCATACTGGTAGGCGGGTACGACAGGCAAAAAGGCAACTTACACGTTGTAGAAGCCAGCATTAAACGGCGTATTCCTAACCTCATTATTGAGGACATTATTAAGTTCCACCGCGAGTACAACTGCATGGTATGGGGCATAGAGGCGGTGCAGTTTCAGGAATTTATGCGTACCAGGCTAATAGAACGAGGCAAAGAAAAAGGCATCGCTGTACCTACCAGAGCCATTGTGCCAAATACAGACAAAGAGCTGCGTATTGAAAGCCTGGAGCCCTATATAACTAACGGTGAGATATTGCTGCACAGCTCTCAAACCGTGCTGTATGACCAACTGCGCCACTGGCCAGAAGCGGATCACGATGATGGCCCGGATTGTTTGCACATGCTGTGGATGCTGGCAGTAAGCGGTGCAGGCGGGCTCCCCAAAGTAGGCACCGCCAAGCGCCGGGGCACAACAGATTTGAGAGGGTATGGACATGGCGGATAAAGTCATAAATAAAAAAAACGCACTGACTGGCACTGAGGTTATAGACAACCTGTTGGATCGGCAGCTGGTTGACTTGCTTAACGAGCTACCCGACCCAGACGTTATTCTGCGTAAAGCTGGTATTGATTATGCCGTGTATAACGAAATACTGGCAGACGCCCATGTAATTGGCGAAGTGCGCCCACTGCGAGCGGGTTTACTGGGTTTTAAACACGAGATAAAAGCCGGTGATGACAGCCCCCAGGCAGATGCTGCCAGGGAGTTATGTGAAAATATATTTACCCGGCAACCCAACAGCGCCATGCGCTGGCCGGATATTACCTGGTCAATTGGTCTGGCACCGCTCGTTGGTCGACGCGTTCACCATGTAAAATGGCAAGTATTAGACGGCAAATTGGTACCGGAAAAGCTATTCGATATCAGTACTGAATCATATGCCTTTAATGCCGATGGAGAACTACTGATACGCACCATTCGGCAACCAGAGGGTGAACCACCAGAACCCTATCGCTGGCTGGTAACGCGTCATATGCCCACCCGACAAAACCCCTATGGTTTGGCGTTATTAAGCTGCTGCTTTTGGCCGTGGATGTTCAAAAACGGCGGCATGAAGTTTTTCGTTAAATTCTGCGAAAAGTACGGGGTGCCATGGCCTATTGGTAAATACCCGCAAGGTACCGACGATAAAGGCATTGCAGCACTGGTGGAACGGCTGCAGAGCATGCTTGAGGATGCTGTAGCCGCAATACCCGAAGATGTAGACCTATCATTGTTAGAGACTAAAACAAGCGGTGAGCTGCCCCAGGAACGACTGGTCAACCTATGTAACCGCGAAATGAGTAAGGCCCTTACCAGCCAGAGCTTGAGTACGGAAATTATCGACGGTGGGAGCCGGGCTGCCGCCGAAACGCATGCGCAGCGCACGGTAGAAAACCTAAAAGCAGACCGTACCCTGGTGGCCGATACCTACAACGAATTGTTCAAGATGATCACAGAGGTGAATTTTGGACCCAACGTTGAAGCGCCTAAATATAAGTATGTTGACAAAAAAGAGCTGAATACCGGCGATGTTAACTTCTTTAAGCAGGCCAGCACGCTGGTACCTGTTCGCCGTGAAGACATTTATAAACGCCTGGAACTATCTGAACCCACCGATGGCGAGGACGTTGTATTTACCGGCAATCAACAGCGCGAAAATACACCTGGTGAACAGGCTCAATTCTCAAAAGCCGAGGACGAATGGACAGAGCAGGATATTGCCATAGAGCAGATCATTAACCAGGTAAAACAGGCAATCGATAGCGGCGATACCTTAGAAGAGGTATTAGCCAATATTGTAAGTTCATACGCCGACCTCGATACCGAAGCACTACGTAACGTAGTTACTCAGGAGCTGGAAGGTGACTTTGGGCGCGGCATGGTAAGTGAAAGTTAAATATAAGGTGAGTTAAAATGAAAAAGCTATGTATCTATCATGGGAACTGTGCAGATGGATTCGGTGCAGCCTGGGCCGTACGTCATGCCTTGGGTAATGACGTCGAATTTCATGCAGGCCATTACGGACATGAAGCCCCTGACGTTACAGGCCGTGACGTTATCCTTGTTGATTTCAGCTATAAACTCGATGTACTGCAAGAACTGTCATTTAAGGCAAACAGTATCCTGATACTCGATCACCATAAATCGGCTCAGGAAGATTTAAAGGGGTTAGAGCCTGTTAAAGAAGTATTTGGCTATGATGGCTTTTTCATCGAGTTAGGCCGCTGGTGCGCTTCACAAAACAAACCTTTAGTTGGTACTTTGTTTGATATGGAGCGTTCTGGTGCCATGTTGGCTTGGGATTTCTTTCATGATGAACCAGCACCTGATCTAATCAAACATATTCAAGACCGAGACCTATGGCGTTTTGAGCTACCTGGTACTAAAGAGATACAAGCTGCTGTTTTTAGTTATCCTTATGACTTTGCACTATGGGATGAACTCATATTAGAGCGCTCAACCGAATCGTTATATGAAGAAGGTGTAGCGCTTATGCGAAAGCATATGAAGGATGTCAACGAACTTATCAGGTCAGCTGCACATAGAACCGTCATTGCTGGCTATGATGTACCAGTGCTTAACGCCCCTTATTTTTTTAGCAGCGAAGCTGGCAACATAATGAGCAAAGATGAACCCTTTGCTGCTTGTTATTATGAAACAAGTAAAGGCAGGACATACAGCCTACGTTCGCAAGATGGCGGTGTTGATGTTTCGGTTATAGCTGGCTTTTTTGGTGGCGGTGGACATAAAAATGCAGCAGGCTTCCGCATCGCGTTCGACGACCTCAATACACTCTCATTAAAGCAGCAGAATTGATTGAATGGCTGATATAAAAGTCGATGGTTTGCCATTTACGGAAGCCATTAAATTCTTCCAGAACAAACTCGTAATACCATCCCGCCAATGGCGGGATTTGGTAGGCCCTGTTCATTCAAAAGCGTTTACTGTTGCCGGGGCGGCAAAGCTTGCCATCGCTACTGACTTTTATAATGCAGTTAACCAAGTGATTGAATCTGGCGGTACCCTAAACGACTTCAGAAAAGAGTTTGATCGCATAGTCGATAAACACGGCTGGTCATACAACGGTAAACGGGGCTGGCGCACCCGCGTTATATTCCAAACCAACAAGATTACTGCCTATATGGCAGGAAAATGGGAACAGCTATGGCGAATGCGTGAGTACCGGCCGTATCTGCAATACCTTACTGTTGGCGACGAACGGGTGCGGCAGTCACATATGAAGTGGCACCTTAAGGTCATCCGTATTGATCACCTAATATGGCGGCTAATCTACCCACCAAATGACTGGCTATGCCGTTGTGGCGTGAGATCACTTTCTCAGGATGATATGGAAGAGGAAGGTCTAACCGAATCAACGGTTGAAATGCCTCGCCAGTCGGACACTCTGGATCCTGAAACAGGTGAAGTGACCCGAGAATATGATGGCATCGGATTTAGTTGGGATTATAACGTTGGGATGGAATGGCTGGGCCCGGAAAAGGCATTTGGCCAGCAGTTGATGGAAGTGCCAGCCGATTTAAGGCAGGCGGCACTTAATAACATTGATTTAAACCACTTTGAAAACCCGTTTAAACGCTTTTCAAATAAAGTAGCTTACCAGGTGGTAAAAGGTAAAACAGATATAGATAGCGGCGCTATTGGTGTTGGTTACGTTAATAACATCGTTATCAACGAGCTGGCCGACGAACTTAGGTATCCAACGAACGCTGCGATCGCTATTCGCGACCAAAGCATTGCCGAAATGCTAAATGGTGCGGCTGGCCAGAGTATCGCGCTTTCATCTATAAACCAGATCCCGGCCATACTGCGGAACCCAGATGCAGTGTTATACAACCAATCAACCCAAAGCCTGATTTACGCTAAACAAGGTGAAAATGGGTACTTGGCTTTTACAGTGACTATAGCTGGGCAAGGCGAACTGAATTACGTTGAGTCTGCTTTCCTGGTATCCGGTACCGAACTTATCAACGGGCCATATCTACTGTTATTTGGAAGTTTAGCCGGTGCTAATTAGTAGTAATTTGAGATAACTTTTTTACCACTAAACCCCCACTTTCTTACTAGTAAAAACTCGAAGAGTGCCAAAATATTTCAAAACCTATTATAAAACTGCGTTCTGATAAAAATTGGCCGAATCCCTTATTGAAAAAGGGCTAGAGGGTAATTTTCTCGTTTCAGATTAATTTAAAAACTATCACTACCCTACAGCTGGATGCCCGCTACAGGGACGTATCACTCAAGGACGCTGTTCGAAGCGCGTAATGGATATGACCCTCGATGGTTGGGTCTTCATAGGAGTGGTACGGCAGTACCAGTCCTAAAAGCAAAGAACCCAGCTTTCGCTGGGTTCATTGTTTTTCGAATTAGGAGCCTGGCGGTGTTCTACTCTCACATGGGGGCGGAGAACGGTTTCAAGCAAGCAAATTGTTTTGCTTGCTCCGTTCGGAGCGGCTTCGCCTCTGGCGAAGACTGGGGGCCCCCTTCGGGAACGGACGACCGCGAAGTAGAACTTTCAGTTTTACTTAAACGAAAAAAGGCCGACCTTCATGGTCGACCTTTTTCGTTTCAATTAGGA